GGGGATGCGCTTCAGCTCCGCAATCAGCCGCGCGCGCGTTCCGTCGTCGACGGTTTCTTTCCTGAATTTCGCATAGACCTCGAGCGTAATCCCGCGATTGGTCGGTCCTCCGGGATCATAGGGATCATTCGAAAATCCGCCCTCCATCTCGAGCACGTGCGCAAGCGCTCTCGAAAAGATCGCGTCGTCGCCCTTGCTCGCAGCCTCGACGTTTTCTTTCGGCCAGCGAAGCCCGAGAAGCCGCGCCTTGTCGAAGCTCGCGACTGTCACCGCATCGCCCTGATTGCCGCCGAGCAGATAGAGCTTGCCGTTCGTATCACTGAGCAGGAATCCGACGTGCCCGGCGCTCGGATCGTCGCCGCGCGACAGCACAGCAACCGCACCGAAGCGCGCATCATCGAGCCGGTCACCCCAATCGAGATACGACCGTGCGAGCAGCGATCCCGTCCCCGCATAACCGGCACGCTTCAGCATGGCGCCGAGGAATGCGGCGCACCACGGCGTCGCTTCCGTTTCAACGTTCGTATCGCCAGCATCCCGGAAATAGCGCAGGATTTCTGGCGCATCCTCCTTGCCTGGAATTTCGCGCACGCCGAATTCGGCCCACGCGGCTTGAAGCCACGGCGGCTGATCCATGTTTTGCCTCTGAGACTATGTTGCGGGAAAGTTTGAGCGCACGCTCGACGTGTTGGAGATTAGGGCGAAGCGCGATCGTGCTAGCCCCGCGAATATTGCGTCATCGCCTCTGCATCACGCTCAATTCGTCGCCCCACCCTTAACCCCTCCCCGCAAGGAGGAGGGGAATTAAGCGCGCAGATCGCATGTGCTCTCGTCCATGCAAGGCGGAGAAGAACAGGGCAACGAATGTTCCCCGCGTCTCGCTTTCCTTCGACAGGGAGAAGGCCAGATTGAGCCGCAACGACATTGCTCCACTTCTCCCCTCCCCTTGACGGGGAGGGGTCGGGGGTGGGGTGAAGAGCTAGGCGGATCTCCCCGATCAATCGCGATAACGTCACACCACAGCGGCGCGCGGAGCGCCCCTGCCGAAGAGCATGTTCGTCTGATAGACCCTCACCGAAACTGCCGGCTGCAAGCTGCCGAAGTCGGCGATCTGCTCGGCGCTTGTGTAGACGGCGTTCGCCACCGCCACGGAGATCGTGCGCTTGACCGTCTCGCCGTCGAGAATATCGACCTCGTACGTTTCGCTGTCTTCTCCGAGCGGCACCTCGGGAAGCTCCCAGTTGTCGCCACCCGTCCGCGTACGGCGTATCCACGAGATGTTGAGATCGCCGGCCCCACGCACGCCCTTGATGTGCGCGGGCGACAACGGCCGTCGGCCAAGTCCTTGATACGCGAACGACGACGTCGCGTAGGACGGGTCCCCGATGTCGCGATTGCCCGGACCATACCGCCAGTTGAGCGCCAGCTTGAAATCGCTGTCCTGCAGCGGAACGCGGCTCACGGCGCCATCGAGCAGGACGAATGGCGCACCCGCAGCGAGCACATCGCTCATCGCACCCTCGGTGCCGAACTGCCCGCGCAACAACCGGCTTAGTTCATAAGTCTGCGCATCAACGAGCGTTGCATCGAGAAACTGGATGATCTCCCAATCGCCCGCCTCGTTCCGCACAGCCGCGAGGTTGGCGCCTGCGAGCGTCGCTAACAAATCCGCCGACGCGAGCGTGCCGTATGGCAATCGCACACGCACCCGTGCCCGATTGTCGATTAGCCCTTCCGGACCACTCAACAGCGGATCGAGCGTCGCCCCCAAAGTCGCCGGCGCACTCGCGAGCGCGCGCAACTGATACGCGGTCGTCTGCGGCGAGACGTACAGCGCGACGCTGCCCGGCCACGGCTTTTGCATCGCCGCCACGAACCCGGACTGCGCATCGGCGGACATTCCCCACGACGGCAAATCCATCAGCATGACGGCCGGCGCTCCAACCTGCACGGGCGCTGGTTCGGTCGCTGTCCGCGACTGCACGTCGATCTGATCGTATACGTCAGGGTCGATGCTGAGCGCCGCCATCTCGCGAACGCCGCGCTCCGTGACATCTGTCAGACGCAATAGGCGATTGCGTCCTGCGATATCGACGGAAACGACATCGCCCGGTTCGAGCGCCAGCGTCGACGGCGGCAGACTGAACGACGCGCGTTCGCGTGCCGCCCACGTCTCGTAAAGCCAGCTCTCGACGAGCGATCCCGCAAGACTGTCGTCAAGAACGATCGGCAGATCGGCTTCGGCGACACGCCCGCTGGCTCCCGTCAGCCGTCGCGCCTCCGCGACCGCTTGCTGATAAACGTCGGCGCTCGAAATATATCGCACTTTCGCGCTCGCAGGCAGATCGGTTTCCTGAGCGCGCGTAACTTCGTAAAGGGGATCGCCCGCGCTCTCTTCGACAAGTCCGTCCGCCGTCAGCGTCATCTCGGGCGACGCGCGACCGCGATGGCAAAAGACGATTTTGCCTCCGCTTTCGATGCTGTCGAAAAAATACGCTAGGCTCAGCGGCTGCAGCGCATCGCGCACCGACATCGTATCGTCGAGCACGTAGCCCGGCACCGTTCCTGTCAGACCTGACGCATCGAAATCCGCGAAGCCATTATCCTTCATAATTTGCGCGACGAGGTCGCTGAGCGACGCGCTGCCCAGCCGTCCATTGAGCCAATGGCCGAGCATCCAGTTCCCGCCGTCGCCCCAATACGTCGTCGCATAAGGAAACGCGGGATACGGCCGCGCATCCCAGCAATAGACATGCATGCGGCTGAGATCGACCATGCGCACGCCGGTGAGTTCCGACACCGGATTGAAGCCCGGAATATAACCACTCTTGGTCCAGTCAAATGCGTCGCGCAGCGCCTCGATAAAACGCGTCTGCATGAAGTCGTCGCGAATGCCGCGCGAATAATAGGGCAGCATCGACTCCGAGCTTTTCGGATCGACGAACACGTTCGGCTGGTTCGCACCCTTATCGACGGCCGGACAGCCGACCTCCATGAACCAGAACGGCTTCGACTGCGGCACCCACGCCGTCGCCGTCGCGCTTTCGACGCCGCCCGGACGATTGTAGTGCGCATTGCTCCACCAGGAGCGGATGTCCTTGTAACGGAACACCCATGGCTTCCCCGCGCCATCGGTGATCGGCGTACGAACCTGCGCGACGCGATCGGCCGCCGACGCATAATGCCAGTCGAAGCCCTCTCCGCCCGCCACGTTCGATCGCAAGTACGCGCCATCATAAATCGACGTCGCGCCTGCGATAGCATCGAGATGATCGCGTCCGTCGCGCCAATCGGCGAGCGGCCAATAGACGTCGACGCCGATCGCATCGATATTCGCCGACGCCCACAGCGGATCGAGATGGAAATAGACGTCGCCCGTTCCGTCGCCCGGCTGATGCCCGAAGTATTCCGACCAGTCGGCGGCATAAAGAACCTTCGTCGCCGCGCCGAGGATCGCCTTGACATCGGCAGCGAGCGAGATCAGCGCGCTGACGAACGGATATGCGTTCGCGCTGGAACGCACGTGCGTCAGGCCGCGCAACTCCGTCCCGATGACGAACGCATCGACGCCACCCGCAGCTTTCGCGAGATACGCTTGGTGCAGAACCATGCGCCGATACGACCACTCGTTCGGTCCTGAGTAATGAACTGTGCTCTCCGACACCGAGAAGTCCGAGCGCGACGCCGTCCCGACAAACGACGCGATCTGACTCGCAGCTGTTGCGGTTTTGTCGGGCGTGCCTGAAACGCCAGGCGCCGGATGACATGTGATGCGTCCACGCCAGGGATAAACGGGCTGACTGCTGCCGCCGTAAGGATTGGCGAGCGTATTGCCCTCCGCAATGTCCATCAGAATGAACGGCGTCAGGGTTACGCTCAATCCGCGCGCCTTGAGATCGGAGATCGCGGCAATCACAGTTTGATCGGAGGGCGTGCCACCATAGGCTGCGTTGCCGCCGCGCGAACTGATCAGATGTGCGTTGTTTCGGTTTCGCCCCGCGACAGACCAGTTGAGCGGCGATGTCTTTTTATGCCGCGTCTCGACGCCGGGTTCGACCGTGCAGCTTCCAGCGCGCAAATCGGTCCCGAACCAGCTGACGATCAGCGACACGGACTTTGCGTTGGGCAACGATGCTTCGAGCTGATCGACGGCCACCTGCCAGTCGCTCGGACCAATCAACTGGTGGACGTTTTCCGATTGCGAGATGCCGTCGTCGAACGTCTGGTGCACCGGCTCCGTGGCGTAGACGAACTCGCCGGAGCCCGGAATCATCACGACTCCGCGAACCTCCTTCTCCGCGCTCGAAATGCTGCGGAACACTTCGAACGAAAGCTGCGGCACGCGATTGCCGAATTCCGCAAGTGGCAAACGCTCAAAGACAATGTAGGCGACACCGCGATACGCTGGCGCGTTCGCTGTTCCATCACGCGCAGCGATGAGACTATCCGGCTCTTGCGTCTCTGTTCCGATGTGCAAACGAAATGACGTGCGTGACAGATCGAGTTCCTGCTCGTCGGCCCAGATGCGCCCGATGCGCGTCACGACGCCCTCACCGAGTGCCACCGCGAAATTTGCGTAATAACGATATTGCGTCAGAGTTGCGCCGCCACTCGAACCGCCTTTGCCGCTGCCCGCCGACTCCGTCGATTTGACGATCTCCTCTTCGAGATCGCTCGCCCAGATGATCTGGCCGCCGACACGCGCGCGTCCATAAATGCGCGGCAACGGCGAACCTTCCGTCGACGCCGTAACGCGAAGATCGCTGAGGCGCGGGCCTTCGACGGCGCGGCCCTGTCCGGAAGCTCCGAACAAAGCTGCGTCCACATACGCACCCGCGAATGCGCCGACCTGCGATCCAATCGTCGCGCCAGACAGCGCCACGCCAAGGAAGCCGACACCAGCGGGAAGCACACTGCTGCCGACCGCAGCTCCGACAGCGGCCAGGGCAAGCGTCGCCATGTCTCAACATCCTTCGTTCAAATCTGGAAATCGGAACGCGCCGGCCACGCGCCGCCGCCACCAGTGCGAGAACGACACCTCGCAGACCGGCGCGCCTTCCATCGCGTGGATCATCGTCAAAGCGCTGGCGACGATCGCCGCATGCTTCGCAACGACGCCTGCACGCAGCCGAAACACGACCACATCGCCCGGCGCTAAATCCCGCGCTTCAATTCTTTCGAGATGCCGCGACGCGGCGGCGAGCATCGTTTCCTCGCCGGCCGCTTCCGCCCAATCGCGACTGTAGGCGGGCGGCATCTCCGCATCCGACCCATAGACATCGCGCCAGACGCCGCGCACGAGGCCAAGGCAATCCGTTCCGACACCACGAACGCTCGCCTGATGATGATAAGGGGTGCCGATCCACTGGCGCGCCGCTTCGACGATGCCTGCGCGCGTCGCTCTTGGTTGCATCGATCAGCTCCGGCGTCCGACCTGCGTCAGGAATTTGTTGCCGGGCATCGACGGAAAGCCACGAAAATTGATCACATTCGCGAAGCGCGCTCCGCACGTCTCGACGCGCTTATCGCATCCGGCGGTGACGCTGAAGTGATCGCCCGCGGCAGGGATGCCTTCGGCGTCCGTCCACAGTTCGATGGCATCGGCGCCTGCGAGCTTCGCATGCGATTTGACTTCGATCTTCAGCCCTTCCGACGTACCCGATGTAAACGTCAAAAGCCCGCGCGCGAAAAAGCCGCTTGCGAAACTCCCAAGCCCAGACACCGTGAAGCGACGCGCCGAAGCAGCCGAAACAACTGTTCCCGTTCCGCGATAGACGGACGACGAAAGATCGACCTTGCAGCGCGAGTCCCCGAGATCGGCATCGCACGTCAGCTGCAAAAGCCGGCCCTTCGGCTGCTGCAGATAATGCGCAAGACCACGCAGCTCCGCCGCAAAGCTCGTGCCGCTGCGACGGACTTCGCCGATGCTTCCCGACCGCATCAGCACGCGCTGACTTGTGTCGCTCCAGTTGACGCGATGGATTTCGACGCGCGCATCGTCATAGCGCCCCGCCGCGAGATCGGCGTCTGTCAACGTCGCCGACGACAGCGCGCCCGAGACTTCCAGGTTGTCGACGGCTAGGCCAAGGCCATCCTTGATGTCGCTTGCGGTGAAGCCGCTCGCTGCCTCATAGGTCGTGCCGTCGAACGTCAACGTCTTGTCGTGATCGGTGAACCCCATCACGACGCCGTCGCGGCGCGCGATGCGCCAGCACCAACAGAGCGTGGTCGTTCTCGACGCGAGGTGCGCCGCGAACTCCGGAGAAAGCGCTTTCATAGACGCACCTCCACGATCGGAATGTTCGGAATGGCGCCCGACGTGAACCCGGAGAGATTGATTTCCAGCTTGTCGGTGTCGAAACGCACAGGCACGTCGAATTCGAATCCCGCAGTCACGCTTTGTCCCGCAGCCGGGATGTGTCCTGCGAGAAACGTCACGACGCCGGTGGATGGATCGACTGCGAAGTCGGTCCCGCCCACACGCTCGACGCCAGCGACGGCGATGCGCACCGTATTCGCAACCGGCTTTTTGATATCGCGCGCCCAGGGCGCAAACACAGTCCCATATGTTTTGCGCAGCTGAAACGCAGTCTTCGTTCCGTCGCCGTCGCCGAGCCCCTGATCGAGCGCCGACACACTCCCATTCGGCGCGCACGATTTCCAATCCATCGGATCGCGCCAGCGAAACGCGTGCAGCCGGCCGCGCCGTTCCTCGAAGAACGCGATGATCTGATGCAGATCGTCGAGCGACTTGACGCCGTAGCCCGCATTATAGCTGCGACGGCTGTCGGCCCATCGGCTATTGCGCTCTTCGTATCCGGAGCCGAGCACAACGACATCGGTGCGCCGTTCCGGCCCGCCCTGCGCATTGCGCGAGATCGCCGTCGGAAATCTGACGTCATGAAACGACATGAGATCACTTCTCTAGAGGTTGCGCTGACCATTCGCGGCGGCGCGTGCGATCATCGCCGCAATCTGCGTCTGCGAGCGGTTGAAGCTCGCCGCGTCCGGCGTTGAAATATTGATTGTAATGTTCTGGCCGCTGCCGCCCGATGAGGCGATGCCAAGACGTCCATCGGGGCCGCGCGTCAGCGGCATGATCGCTTCCGGCCCTTTTTCGCCCGCGAGGCCCGAGGCGCCACCTGCGAGCGGAAATGTAATTGGGCTCGCGATGACGCCGCCGCTCGCGAACGGAACCGGCGTGCCATTCTGAATGACGCCGCCTTTCGCAAACGGCATCGCACCGCTGACCACGCCCTGAAACATCGAGGCAAGCCCTGTCGTCAGCGGCTGCAACGCCGCCTTCAATGCGAGATTGGAAATATTTAGCGCCAGCGACTTGAAGACATCCCCGACGTTCTTGCCTTTGATGGCGATATCACCAAACGCCGACGCAAGCCGATTTGAAAACTGCTGTCCAAGGCGGCTCGTCGTCGCCAGGCTCGTCTCGAGTTCGCTCGTATCAGCGATAATTTTGACGTTCCAAGTTTCGAGCTGTTGCTCGTCGGTCAACGGCATCGTTTCATGCCTCCCTGTCTGGGTATTGCCGCATCAAGGCATCGAGCTGCACCCGCGTCGGCGCTGCTCCTTCGCTCGAAACTCCGAATTTGCCGCGCAGGATGGCCTGCAGTTCGCGTGGCGTCAGAGACCAGAAGACGGGGGGTGCAAGTCCGAGCATACCCAGTCCCGTTTCCATCACGAGGTCCCAGCGAAAGGGTCGCGCGCTTCCCCGCTCGCCTCCGTTGCTTTGCTTTGCACGTCGGCGTTTCCGCCGCCGAACGTCGCTGTCAGCAGACGCGCGACGATGTCGACGTAACCTGCCGCACCGTCCTCGCACTTCATCTCTGCGACATCGGCATCGCTCGCGCTGTGTCCCGCGCCTCTGAGCCCCGCCGCGATGACACGCACACAATCGCGCGCGGAAAGACGACCCGTCTCGAAGCGCGCCGCGAGCGCCAGCATGTCGCTCTCGCCGAACGCGTCTTCGAGTTCCGCAAGCGCGCCGAGCGTCAGCACGAGCTTGACGGTCGCACCATCCAG